CTGATGCTACCACTTGTGGTTCTTGGCTGTCTACTAGATCTAGCACAGCTCTAATAATGTCACTGACTTTCATGCTCAATTCCTTAGGCTTTTGTGTATTTAGTGTTGTATAATCCAAGTATGAACATCCAATGCTTGCCTACTCTAGTGGAATCAGCTGAAATCACCTGCCCAAGTTCGGGCAATCAACGTGTGTATGCTGATCTACTAGAAGAAATGGCCTGTGCTATTGCGCAGGACCAATTTCAAGAACAGTACCAAAAATCACGTTCGGTCAAAAGCACAGAGGATTTTGCCTTGATTGAAAACGGGCACACCATTTACATTGATGTAAAAACTCGTCAACTGGGCACGGATCTAAACATGCCCAACATGATCAGTGTGGACAAGCTGAACAAACTGCTGGATGATCCCCACACAGAATTGTACTACTGGATGATTGACTACGAAGTACGAGCAGATGGGTCTGCACAGGTTCGACACACCGAAATGCGAGCTGTATGGGACCTGCCTTGGTCAGCCCTGGCCATACAAAATCTTGGGCTAGGACAGTTGCAGATTGCCAACTGGTCTGCAATGAGTCAACCTGGCCTGCCCAGAGCAGCCTGGCACGCACAACTCAAACAGGAAATGCGGGCGTTTTACGCTCGACAGGCCAGCAAGTTTCAACGCATGGCTGATGCAATAATTTTGTAATAAATATTGGACAATGTCCATTCCATCATCAACAAGAAGCATACTCAATTGGCAAGCACCACCAGTGCCCGAACCGGAGCCAGTACCCGAACCTGCGCCGCCGGCACCTGTTCATGTTGATCCTCCTGCTCCGGTGTGGCAAGGTATCCCCAACGAAGAACGTGTTAGAATGGAAAGTGCCTGGGGTCAAACTGCTCTGCACACTGAGCCACTTAAACTAATTCCCCGAACTCTGCAGGCCGTGGATGATCATGATCGTAGACTGTTTGTGGGCCGGAAGGTAGAACTGTGCAATACCTTTTTCAATCTGTTTGGGGGCAAGGTCTATATCTATGATCATGCATTCTTTGGACAGAACTGTCAGGTGCTGACAGGTAGTCACAGTTCCAAGAAAAAACGATTTGAACGGCAAGCCCTAGATCCACGTCGCGGCAATGATGTGGTAATTGAAGAAGGTGCCTGGATTGCCAGTGGTGTGACCGTGATTGGGCCGTGCCGGATTGGTGCGCATGCTGTGATTGCCGCGGGCTCAGTTGTGTTGCCCGGGGACTATGAAGGCGGGTGCATGTACGCAGGAAACCCAGCAAAATTCAAAAAACGCATTGATTTTGACCCTGAATAAGTGTTGTAAAAATGTAACACTTTAGTACTAGTTAAAAACTCAGTAAAATCAACAGGTTAGCGGGTACTAACTTAGCAAAAAAGCTCAAAAAACGGTTGACGAAAAACCCGTTTTCGGCTATAATAATAGCATGAACCAAGTAAAGCAGACTCGCAAAAGACGCCAAGACACTAACCATGCTGTTTACTGTATCACCAATACAGTGACAGGTGAGCAGTACATTGGCATTACCGTTTGTGGTCGTAACGTAAAGCAGGCACTCAAAGTGCGTGTCCAAAAACACGTTCGCCGTGCTGTTACAGAAAACAAAGATTGGAACTTGTGCAAGTCAATTCGTGAACACGGTACACTTGCACACACATACGGTCTTGTAGAAATCATCCGCGGACGCAAACCTGCTCATGCACGTGAGCGTGAATTGATCCGTATGTACAACCCTGCACTGAACTCACACTAAGGAGATCAAGATGATTGAACTGTTTGCATTCCTAGCCATTACTTTTGTAATCAAAGTTTGGTTCATTAACCGTTTCATGTAAGGAGAAAAAGATGATTGTAGATCAAGCAAGAACAGTAGAATTTCAGGGCATCACATACAATGCCGCACACGGTAGTCCATTTGATCGTGGCTCAGCAGACAGCTACTACGGTCGCCTGCAAAACCCGCACAAGGGTGGCGTGGGTGGTGATTCAGGTCCTCGCATTGAAGCACAGGACATGACGCTGGCAGAGATGCGAGCCTATTACCGGGGCTATGAGTACAACGAAGCACACGGTGACAAAAAGGATTGGGGTTAATCATGGATATCGAAATCAAAGGACTGTCTACCAAACAAATGGCCTTGGCCGACATCATGTGGGCCATTGACAGCAAGGCCGGAGTAGAAAGTTTTATCTCCACCCTGCCTAAAAAAGATCAACTTGACTGTCGTACTATCATTGAGCTTATGCAGTTGGCGTTCATGGACGAAGTAGACAGCGTCGACGAAGCACGTGATTTGCTAGCTCAATTCTAAATTTAGCACACAAACAAAAAGCCCACGCAAGTGGGCTTTTTTGTGGCTCAATGTATTGTTTCGTCACCGTCCCAAGCGGTGTTTATATCTTTGATGCCTAGTATTTTTAATATGCGTTTGACCTTGGCCGGTGGCTCTAGAAAAAATTCATCTGGTGCAAACATACTTTTGAGTTCCCCATCTGCTCCTAGTATGAAACCGTAATCGCCTTCATCATATTCGTCATCGATCTCAAGCTCATCTTCGTGCTCTACGTGCTGTTCCGTTGCCTTGTTTGCCATGGCTACCACCTTTGAAGTTACTCAAGTATTTACGTGCGCTGTGTTCTAATTCTAACATAACAGATTGATCTTGCGCAAACGTCTTGGCATACACTTGGTACATATCTGCCAATGGCAAACAGTTGATATCACCGTCATAGTGTACTGCAAGGTCAGCGGCAATGCTAAAACCATATGCCTGTATCTCTTCGCTGTTGCCTAGGTACGCTTGTTCATCATCTTCACTGTCATAGGCCCGACTTTTCTTTTTGCGCAGTTTGCGATGCACTTGTTCGTGCCCTATGCATTCTGCGACATCAAATGCCAGTTGTGCCCATTTAACTAGACACAGTTCAATTACATGTTGTTGGGGATTGTAGTTTACTGAAATTTCAATGAGGTCATCTTCATGATCGTAAACTCCACTTATTAAGATTTGATTTGCAAGTACTGCGGGTGACCTAGCAGTTTTGATAACAATGCTAGAGTCACCCACTGCCCTGCGTATGTGTCGAGTTATCTCGGGTGGGCTCAAGTGTGTTTTCCTGAACCTTTCAGGCATGCGTTGAAGCCTGCCGAGATACTGATAGAACATTTACTTGAACAGCATGAGTGCCATGATTATTGCTTGGATCACAAATCCCAATCCAATGGTCACAATGTTCAGCATGTCCTTGAGTAACACTGCTCTAAAGAACAGCAGTACCAGGCCGCCCCAGATAAACAGCACCATGTCCACTGGGGGGAAACGGTCTGTCAATCCAGTCAGCGCGGCCAACAAGGTTGGAATGGTAGCAAAGTGGATGGCAATAGCGGCAATCCAACCCAGTGTGTCTGCACTTACTTTGTGAAAGTGTTCTTTGAAAAATTCCGTGATGTTTGCACGTACTGAGTCAAAATCCACTGTCCAGGTTTTATCATGATCTTTCATTTAGTTTCCTTTAGCTTTGTTGCCACTGTAAAAAATGTGACGCCCAATAGTTGCAATCTTTTCTTTGCCCCATCCTGGGTTCACGTAATCTGCGTGATAGTATAACGCATTTTTTAGACTTGGAAGATTGAATCCTTCCAAAAGCACTTTACGTGCCACTGTCTGACTTTCGGCAAAAGCCGCTTGGTTGATTGGGCGCACCCGAGACTCAGTTTCACAGTACCAGCTGAACTGGCAGATTACCCTTGAGTACACCACATTCTTTTGGTACACAACTCCGCAGATGTCGCTGGGGAATTGTCCGCTTGATGCACGGTTCATAGTTACCTGTGCCACGGCTACTTTTCCTTCAAAGTTTTCATGCCCTGCTTCGTAGTAAATATTTTTGGCCAAGCAGGCAAGTTGACGATCTCTCTCAGCGGCAGTGACAAATGTGATGTCTGTGCCTTTGAGTTCTCTGAGGTCGGCAAATTTTGTTTTCACTACCTTGGTAGCGATAATAGAGCAAATTAACAGTCCGAGGACCACTAAGCATGCTTTTGATAGACTCATCAAGAAATCTTGATTTCGTTCTTTCATTAGTGTTGACATAGTTTCTCCTTTCATCCCATACCTTACGGCAGGGTGTGTTTCTATTTAAGACCCTGGCAAGTATCAAATAATACTATAAAAGTCTTGCAAAGTCAACGTAAATACCGCCCATACCTGTAATAACGGGTTTTTTAGGTGGTTAAGTACGCAGTTAACCCAAGCAATGTTGGGTTTTAACGATATGTAATTGGATCTTGCCAAAAGTCTGGCAAAAAATTAATTACATTTTTGTGACGTTTCTCAAGCCAGCGGCATCATTTCGAGCAATAGTTTGCCCTTCTTGAAGTCCAGCTTTGATAGCGTCTCCATATTGGTTATCCACTGCCATGCTAGTTAGCAGGGTTCCAATACCGGTATTTTGGGCATCCACTCCATAACTGTGCAGGCTTTGTGCAAGACTATAAACTGGGCCCAATCCGTTTGAAAGTTGTGTGAGATCAATATCAGCTTTTTCTAGATTATCCAGTTCCAGAGTCAGCTGTCCCACAATGTCCTTGATCGAATTCAACGATGTGGTCAGTGCCAGTACCACAGTGCTGTTGGTTGATGAATCAATTGAATTTAACACGCTGGTTAGGTTTGCGTTGGCGTAGGTAATACTGGCTGACCCTAGCCCAGCTGCCACTGTGGCATTGGCAATGGCATT